ATGCGAATAGCACGAATTTAGAAAGAAACGTGACTTATAGTGAAACGCCTAGTCAACATAAGTCATTTAATATTTTAAAGTTAGAGAACGGCCATTTTGCCGCTCAACCTAACAATAGAGTTATCTTTTATGATAAATCATATACTCCTAGCGAGTTGAAGTTTCCAGACTTCAAAGTGTCCACAAAGGAGTATAGTGTAGAAGGCGAACAAAAGTGGACAGCAGGTGATGACGATAGATTTTTTTATGAATTAAAGGAGAATAAAGAGTAATGGGAAGAAGTGTATTTAATACAGGAAACAATTTAGACTTTACGAAACAACCTATGTTTTTTGGTGAAGACTTACAAGTACAACAATATAGTGATATGAAATATCCTATATTTGATAAGTTGAATCAACAACAACTAGGTTATTTCTGGAGACCTGAAGAAGTTTCTTTACAAAAAGATAGAAATGATTATCACGAACTATCTGAACAACAAAAGTTTATTTTTACAGCTAATCTAAAATATCAAACTATGTTAGATAGTGTTCAAGGTAGAGGTCCGTGTTTAGCATTTTTACCTTTCTGTTCTATACCTGAACTAGAGGGTTGCATAGTCACTTGGGACTTTATTGAGACTATTCATAGTAGAAGTTATACATACATTATAAAAAACCTATACTCACAACCTAGTGAAGTATTTGATACAATTATTGGTGATGAGAAGATACAAAGAAGAGCACAAACAATTACTGAAACCTATGATGACCTTATCAATACAGGTTATAAATGGCATTTAAATAAAGATTCAGTTGATGAATATGAGTTAAAGAAAAAATTATGGAAAGCATTGGTAACGGTAAATATATTAGAGGGTTTAAGATTCTATGTATCGTTTGCTTGTTCATTTGCATTTGGTGAATTAAAACTATTAGAAGGTTCTGCTAAGATTATTTCATTTATTGCTCGTGATGAATCACAACACTTAGCAATGTCTCAAAGAATAATTAATAATTATAGAGACCACGAAAACGACAAAGTAATGTTAAAGGTAATTAAAGATACTGAAAAAGAAGTATATGAAATGTATGATGAAGCAGTACAGGAGGAAAAACGTTGGGCAACATATCTATTTTCAAAAGGTTCAATGATTGGGCTGTCAGAAAAACTATTACACCAGTTTGTAGAATATATGGCAAACCGAAGAATGAAGGCGATACAACTAACGCCGAAATACGACCAAAAAACAAATCCACTTCCGTGGGTAGAACATTGGCTAAACAGCCGGTCAACTCAAAACGCACCACAAGAAACAGAAATTGAGTCTTATGTAATTGGTGGTATTAAACAAGACGTAAAGAAAGACCAGTTTAAGAAATTCAAACTATAATGAAGTCACCAAAAACCTGCCAAAATTGTCAGACTAAATATACCATAGAATGGGACGAGGACAAATTTGATTTAGAACCTCTAACTTGCCCATTTTGTGGATATGAAGTTGAAGATGAGGATGATGTAGAAAGCAGGTATGAAGTTGACGAAGACGATAGTTGGAATTGATTATAGTTTAACAAGTCCTGCCATTTGTATAAACAATGGCAACTTAATGTTTTTCTATTTGACTAATAAAAAGAAGTGGCAAGGTATGATGAATGAAGCGATTGTTGGTTATGAACACAAAGAATGGACAGACCCTATTCAGAGGTTTAGACAAATATCTGATTTCGCATTAGACACAATCAAAGACACATACAATCCTAAAGTTTATATAGAAGGCTACTCCTTTGGTTCTAAAGGTCAAGGTCTATTTCAAATAGCAGAGAATTGTGGTATATTAAAATACAGATTACAAGAAGAAAATATACCTTATGAAACGGTAGTGCCAAGCGTGGTAAAAAAACACGCAACAGGTAAAGGTAACGCAGATAAAGATAAAATGTATGAAGCGTTTGTAAATGAAACTAAAATTGACTTGAAAAAAATATTTGATACAGATAAAGTAGGTAATCCTATATCAGATATTGTTGATAGTTATTACATAATGAAGGTTGGTGATGTTATATCTGTTCAACACTAAAAGAGGTACTAGAAAATATCTTGAAGAATTTGCAAAAGGCAATGACAATAAGTTTTTTGACTTTGCAGAAACTAATGGTCCTAAATTTTATAATCAACATTGGCCAATGTGGAATGGTCAGTTTCAAGATGAGAATGTTGAGGTATGTTTTCAAGGTATAATTAGAGGTACTAAAAGACTTCAAACTGCCTGTCAAGAAAACGACATACCTTATTATTATTTTGACCAACCTTATTTGTTTTATAATGAGTATCAACCACATCCAGCTTTTGGTCAACCTTGGTATAGAGTAATTAAAAATAATGTACAAATGATTGATGTTGATATAAGACATAAAGAAAGATTTGATTATGTTATGGGTATGTGTACAGATAAAGAGACAATTGATGAGGTAACATTAAAAGACTGGAAAACAGGCGACCACATTTTAATAATACCACCATCTGAACATACAGCAAACTGGTATGATATGAAAGTTGATGGTTGGGTAGATGGTATTATAAATCAATTACAAAAATATACAGATAGACCTATCAGAGTTAGATATAAGTATGAGAATAAAAGGTTTGGTAAAAGAAATATCATACCTTTAAAAGAAGATTTAAAAAATTGTCACGCTATGGTCTCTTGGCATAGTATGGCTGCTTGTGAAGCTGTTATAGCAGGAATACCTAGTTTTACTAGTGAACATAGTCCAGCAAATATGGTATCATATAGTTTAAACGACCTAGATAAAATTGAACAACCTTTAAAAAATAATAGAGAAGTTTGGTTATGGTCATTAATAGGCAATCAGTTTATGTTAAGTGAGTTAACAACAGACTATGCTTATAAGTATATCAATGGAGGATAAAAATGTTTCATCAACCTTTATTAAATAGTTTAAGAAACGCACAAAAACACGATACACCTTGGGAGTATTTTACCTTTGGTCAATGTCTAAACGAGGCACAGATAGAAGAGATAAGAGGTGCTGACATAGAAAAAAGTGGTGTATTACACGACGGAACAAGGTCAGGATATAAAGATGGTGTTGAAAAACAAAATCATAGTTTAAGAGAATATATCACCATACATAATAGAAGTAAATATCCTAATCTAGTAAATTTTATTAGAGAAATGCAAGGTCTTCCTGTTAGAAAAGAATTTGCAAAATTAGTTGGTAATAAAGATAATTTTGCTAATTCTTATGTAAGAGTAGAGATTTTAAATGACACAAAAGGTTTTTATTTAAAACCTCATTGTGATATACCTGAAAAACTTATATCTAGTTTGATATATGTAAATCAAACAGCTGAGAATGTAAGTTTAGGTACAGATTTATATGATGAAAATTTAAAACTAGTTAAGACAATACCATTTTGGCATAACTATGGTTATGTATTTCACGGACCAAATAAATGGCACGGTATGGAAAAAGGCAAAGAAATACAAGTAGAAAGAAGAGGTATACAATTAAATTATGTAACCTTTAAAACAGATTGGAAAGTATATGAATGATTTATATAATAGAATGAAAGAGATTGAGGCGAAGTATTTACAACCTCAATCATTTAAACAATATAAAAACTATTGGTTACCTGAATCAATAGTAAAAGAAAGTAAAAATGTATTATCATATGGTGTACACCGTGATGTAGGTTGGGAACAGGCTATGTGTATAGATAATCAAAACTTAAATATACATTGTTATGACCCTACACCTGATAGTGTAAATTTATTTGCAACAAATTTTAATTATAAAGATAAGATGACCTTTCATAATAAAGCATATGCAAAAGAAAACGGTAAGATGAAGTTTTATTTTGACTCGAAAGACTTGACAAAATGTTATTCATTATTACCATTACCACAATTTGGTGAAAATCCACAATACATAGAAGTAGATACAATTAATTTAGAGAAAAGTTTAGATGATGTAAATGGTAAAGTAGATATAATTAAAGCAGATATTGAAGGTGTATGGTATGATTTTTGTAGAGAAGTTTTAGATTTAAATATTGACTTCAAGGCATTTCTTGTAGAGTTTGAGGTAAAACTTATAGATAATGAGACCAGTATAAAACAATACGAAGATTTATTAAAAGAGTTTAAAGATAAAGGTTATAAATTATATTTAAATAGACCTAGAAATAAAATATTAAGTGAGGCTGTTA